GGAGGTGCTAACACTAGTAGTGTTGACAAGTCTGCTCAAAATGAATTATTTGACGAATTGGATGATACTGTCTTAGACTTCTCTGAGAAAAATCCATTCGGTGACGCTGGGAGCTCATAATGTTAGGACAACAATTTTATCATGAAACAATTCGAAAAGTGGTTGTTGCTTTTGGAAGTATGTTTAACGATATTCACTTAGTTCGTAAGGATAATAGTGGAACAATAACACAATCTATGAAAGTGCCTTTAGCATATGGCCCCAGGCAAAAGTTCCTTGCACGTTTGCGTGAAGATGCAGACCTAACTAAACAAGTAGCAGTAACTCTTCCACGTATAGGTTTTGAAATTGCTGGTATTGCATATGATCCTCAACGTAAGTTAAATCGAGTCCAACAGTTTAAGAAGGTAAAGGGTGCAAAGTCAAATCAACTTGATACACAATATATGCCTGTTCCTTATAATATAGATTTTACTTTGTATATTTTAGCGAAACAATCAGATGATGCGTTGCAGATTGTAGAACAGATTCTTCCTTACTTTCAACCAGATTATACAGTAACACTTAATGATAATACAGATATGGGTATAAAAAGAGATGTACCTATAGTATTAAGTGCTGTAAATTATGAAGATACTTATGAAGGAGATTTTACTTCTAGAACTACTATAATCTATACTCTTACGTTTACTGCAAAATTCTATTTGTATGGGCCTGTTACTTCTAGTAAGGTTATTAAAACTGTCCAAGCAGATCAATATACAGATATGCCAGATGCATCTCCTAAGAGAGAACAGAGGTATACTGTTACTCCTAATCCAGCCTCTGCTGATGCAGATGATGATTTTGGTTTTAATGAATCTAGTTCATTTTTCCAAGATGCTAAAGAATATGATCCAGAAACAGGGGAAGATAAGACACCCTAGATAAAAGTATATCATGACTAAATTTGTATATGTAAGTAATGAATACCGTGATGCTTGGGAATATTATGTAAATTATAATATTGCTCAAAATGATAATGCTCTTTTCAGTGCTGAAAATCAAGGTTGGGAAAAATTTTCTGATGAGTTTGTAGAGGAATTTTCTTTCAAGCAACTAGAAGAATTTCATCTTTTAGAAAAATATACTAGACCTAAATCTTGGTTCCTAAACGATAAGCATGGCGAAGAACAATACCTTTTCAATATGTCTCAAAAACATTATTCAGAAGTCAAATATCAATTTACTGATGGTCTATCAACCTTCTCTGATCTATGCATGGAACGTGCAATTGAAATGAGGGATATGGGAAAAGAGATAGACCTTTTTTATTCTGGGGGGTTAGACAGTGTTGCCATATTCCTTGCATTAAGAGAAGTATGTCCTAAAGACCAAATTAATATTATAATGGGTAGTAGCTCTTCCATAGAAGAATATCCAAAATTATATGAAGATTCTATTAAACACTTTCCCCATGTAACTATGGGCGATGGTGATTTATTTGGCACGGCAAAAATTGATGAAAATCTTTTTACCACTGGTTGTGAAGCAGATATGTTATATGGTGCTGATGGGTATACTTTAATTACTATTTATGCTCAGGCAGACCCAAACAACCATCTTGGATATCATATCGATAGAAGTAAAGCAGGAAATCTTAGCGATCCTAGTAATCGAGAATGGAACGACAAGAGATGGTACGAAAAACACCGAAGACTTTACCTCACACAGTCTTGGAGGTTTCTTAGAAACCTTCATGTAGATCATGTTGATATGAATAACTACCAGCCATTCTTTTATCATGAAGATTTTGAGAGGCATGCTATCAATATGCATATGAATGGAGAAATGGTTTATTACACTCCTAGTCCCTTAGAAGAACATAAAAAACAATATTTGAAAGCAAAGATGATGATTAGAGATTTTATCTATGAAAAGACAATAGATAGAGATTACGCTTATGGCGCTCCAAAAACTATAACATACCCAAATGTGCAGAAACAACTGCTCTCTCCTTTACCACCCGACTATACTGTTCTTGCTGTAACGGAAGATGGTACTGTTGTTAATAGAAAGAATATTATGAAATATATGACTAAAAACGAACTTACATTATGACTGAGAATTTTTTATTTTTTTCATCTAATTATAGAAAGACTGTTTTCAATGAATACTCTTCCAATAAAGAATGGTTACAAAATCATCTTAGGGACACAGAATTTGTTGAGTTCATAGGTCGCCCGCCGCAATGGCATGTTAATGACTTGTTAGGAGAAAATGAGTTTTCTTTTAAAATGAAAAATGATCATTTTCCTAATATAAAACTTGAATATTATCCATCCGTAGATAAAATATCAGCTGATGATCTTTTCATGAATCGAGCTCAAGATATATCAGATATGGGTAAAGAAATAGACCTTTTTTATTCTGGTGGTTTAGATTCAGCAGTAATTCTTACAGCACTTTTAGAGGTGTGTCCTAAAGACCAATTAAATATTATAATGGGAACTGACTATCCCTTACGTTGTTGGCCATATATGGCAGAAAGAATTAAAGATTATAATTGTAGAATTGTAGAACCTTTAGAATTGTTTTCTCAAGCACAGATAGATAAGAATATTTTTACCACTGGTTGTGAAGCTGATAGACTTTTTGGTAGTACTGGGTTTCCAGAACATGGAGATAAGAAAGCTCCTCATTGGAATGATGATGAAGAAGAAAATTATAAAAGGTGGTGGCCTATAACTCGATATACGTATCTTACACAATCTTGGAGGTTTTTACAAGATATTAAAGTTTCTAAAGTAGACCTTGACAATTATCAACCGTTTTTCTTTGCTCCAGACATGTTAAAGTATGCTATCAACCGTAATATAGAAAAACGAATAGTATGGCATTCAGATTTTCATGGAAATAAAGAGGATTTTTTAAAAGCAAAAATGGAATTGAGAGATTTTATAGCAAAACATACAGGTGATTCTGAGTATGCTTATAATATAGGAAAAACTTTGATGTTTTACAGACGGCCTGAAAGATGGAAAAGTTATGGATACGGTGTTGAAGCTGTTTACGGAGATGGCACAGTTATTCACACAGAGGACTTAGAAAAAGCAAATTTAGATTATGGGAGGTATAAATATATAACATGAATGATAAAATAGATAAAGCATTAGGTGTGATTGAGATAGAATCAGAAACCGTTGGTGAGATTATTAATATGGGAAAAGAAATTGTTGTACCTCATGTAACTCCCGATATAGACATAGAGGCAGATTATGAATATCAAAGGAAACAATTTTACAATTTGGTTGAAAAAGGTTCAGTTGCAATTGATGGAATATTACATATTGCAAAGGAAGGCGAACATCCAAGAGGATATGAGGTTGCTGGAAATCTTATCAAACAAGTCGCAGAAGTTACCGAAAAACTAGGTGATCTTCAAGAGAAGATGAAGAGACTTAAAGATGTTCCTAACAACGCACCTAAAAATGTAACTAACGCATTATTTGTAGGGAGTACTGCTGAACTACAAAAGATGCTGAAAGGCAAGTAATGTACGAATATAGATGTGTAATACTACGGGTAATTGATGGCGACACTTCTGATGTAGATATTGATATGGGATTCGGTGTGTGGCTTCGTAAACAACGTATTCGTTTTTATGGTATCGATACTCCTGAGAGTCGTACAAGAGACTTAGAAGAAAAAAAATATGGTCTTATGGCGAAAGAAATAGTTAAGAAGTGGATACCAGAAGGTTCTACTCAAACACTCATTACTGAAAAAGATGACAAGGGCAAATACGGTCGTATTCTAGGAAAATTCAAGATTACTCATGAGGAAGAAGAAACAACTTTAAACGAGTGGATGATCAGACATCACTATGGTGTAGAATATTATGGTCAGGCTAAACAAGACATTGAAGAAGAACATCTAAGGAATAGGGAGCTGGTTAATCCTGATATGTCAAAGCTCTTTATTATGCACTAATGACTGATGATACAGTATATCTTGGAAACCCTAATCTCAAAAGGGTTAATGTTGCTCAAGAGTGGACAAAGGATCAGCTTGCTGAATTTGCCAAATGTATGGATGATCCTCAGTACTTTATAGAGAGCTATATTAAGATTGTTTCTCTAGATGAAGGTCTTATACCTTTTAAGATGTATGACTTTCAGAAAGATATGGTAGGGACGTTTCATAATAATCGTTTTACTATTTGTAAACTACCAAGACAGTCAGGCAAGTCTACTATTATTATTGCCTACCTTCTACACTATGTATTATTTAATGCTTCTGTGAATGTCGCTATACTTGCAAACAAAGCTGCAGTTGCTCGTGACTTACTATCACGTTTGCAGCTTGCTTATGAACATCTACCAACATGGATGCAACAAGGAGTAATGTCATGGAACAAAGGAAGTTTAGAACTTGAAAATGGTTCTAAGATTTTGGCGGCTTCTACTTCTGCTAGTGCGGTGCGTGGCGGTTCTTATAATATTATTTTCCTTGATGAGTTTGCTTACGTTCCTAGTAATGTAGCCGAACAGTTTTTCAGTTCTGTCTATCCTACCATCTCCTCTGGTAAAACATCAAAGGTGATGATCGTTTCTACTCCACATGGTATGAATATGTTTTACAAAATGTGGCAAGATGCAGAAGAGAAGAGAAGTTCTTATGTTCCTATTGAGGTGCATTGGAGTGAAGTGCCGGGGCGTGATCAGGCTTGGAAAGAGGAAACAATACGAAACACCTCAGAAGCACAGTTTAACACAGAGTTCGAGTGTGAGTTTTTAGGTTCTATTGATACACTAATTAGTCCAGCAAAACTTAGAACTTTATCATATCATGCACCTTTAAAGTCTAACGCAGGCTTAGATGTCTATGAAAACCCAACAGAAGGTAAAGATTATTTTATTACGGTTGATGTTGCCAGAGGCACACAGAAAGATTTTTCTGCATTTGTAGTATTTGATATATCTCAGATTCCTTACAGGGTGGTTGCAAAATACAAAGATAACGAAATAAAACCTCTACTATTCCCCCAAGTAATATACAATGCGGCTCGTGCTTACAATCAAGCATTTGTATTAATAGAGGTTAACGATATTGGAGAACAGGTTGCAAACACTATGCAGTTTGATATGGAGTATGATAATCTAGTTATGGCATCTATGCGTGGTCGGGCAGGACAAGTATTAGGTGGTGGATTTTCGGGTGGTAGAGCTCAATTAGGTGTGAGAACAACTAAGGCAACAAAGAAAATAGGTTGCTCTAATTTAAAACAGTTAATAGAAGATGACAAAATTTATATCCCTGATTTGGATTGTATTAGTGAACTTTCTACATTTATCATCAAAGGAAGTTCTTTTGAAGCAGATGATGGTCAGAATGATGATCTAGTTGCGTGTATGTTTATATTTGCATGGGCTACAGACCAGACCTATTTTAAAGAACTAACAGATATGGACATTAGACAAACTATGATGAGGGAACAGCAAGACGCATTAGAACAGGATATGGCGCCATTTGGTTTTGTTATCACGGGACTAGAGGATGAAAATATAGGTGAGATGGTAGATGAGTATGGAACTAAGTGGAGTCCTATAGTAAGAAATTACGAAACAGATTGGTAATTAAAACCACACAAAAATAAATGGTAACACATACAAAGGCCAGGCAATATACATTGATGTAAGTGATGTTGTTATAGGATTTGTATCTGTCATTTTTGCAGCTGCAAAAGCGGCAATGGCGACAGGTGGAGTGATCATGGATAAGGTCGCAAAATATAATACAAACATGTGAGCCCATATTTCAGCAAATCCTACTTCTATCAAAGAAGGTGTGGTTATAATTGCAACAACTAGATATGCTGCTCCTGTGGGCATACCCATACCCAAAATTATACACAGCACTGCTGTCATTATTAGTAGAGCAATTGGACTTCCTACAGACAGTTCTGACAGAACTCCAGTAATAAGATAGATCATTCCAGTTTGATCCATTATACCGATCATTAAGCCAATACCTGCTCCTAATATAATCATACCATACATTGAATCGACTATTTGTAAAATAGACTTTTTAAAATTAGGCAAATGTAGCTTTACCTTGGTTGGTTGTGTTTCAACTCTACCTTTTGGAGCCTTTATGAGTAAAAGACCATAGAAACATAATGCTGGAATAGTAGCGTATAAAACCACAGTCCAGTAGGAAATCATAAGAAGTTCTGCCATAAGAAATGCAGCTGCACCCATAATAGGAGGAAGCAGTTGACCTCCAGTAGACGCTACAGCTTCATACGCACCAGCAAGTCTCTTTGGGTATCCACATTTAATCATAAGAGGTA